CCGTTGTCCCCTTCGATCTCTACGATGAACTCGATTCCGTGGTCGGCTCGCCGATCTACGTTTCGGTCTCTGGAGTTCGCTACGAGCTTCGGCCCGAACACGGCGTCCCTGCTGATACATTGGCCCTCCCAGAAGACCACTTTCCACACCCTCACCACGAAGGAGACGTAATGCTTCTCGAAAAGGGGTTCTGATGCGGTCTTTGCTTTGGTCAAGCGAGTTCCTTGCCGTATCCGTCTTGTCTGTAACTGGACCGCCAGATAACGGCTACCTCCGGTTGCGAGTACGCTGATGGCCGCTCTTTCAAACGCAGGCCCCGGAACTGGCGTCAACAAGCCAGAAGATGTAATCATCGAAGAACACGAGGAGTTCGATTGCACCCGGCTCTTCGTTTCGTGGAGCGGCAACGGGTACAAAGAAGACACCTGCTGGCTTCTCGCGGATCTCGATAACGTCTGTAAACTGTCCTCTTGGGAATGATAAATGGAAGATAACGGAAACATCCTTGTCGATTTTGCCGACCAACTCGGTGTTGAGCCGGAAATTGTCGAGGAACGGTGGGACGGTCGCCCGGATCGTCTCATTGAGGATATCTTTCGCATTCGGGACATGGATACGGGCGAAATTCGAGACCTCGAACTGTTCGAGACCCAGCGAAAGGCCGTCATGGCCTACTTCTACGGCGATGCTGACACGATTAACAACTACAAGGGTCGCCGTATCGGGTATTCGTTCATTTACGCCCTCTGTTTCTTGATCGAGGGCATTCTGATCCCCAATTCGTTCTATCCGGTGGTTTCTCGCAAATACGAGCAGGCCGAGAACCGGATCGAGGACATTGAGGCGCTGATTAAGCTCTCCAAGGTCGAGATCCCTACGAATTTCATCAATAAGGGTGAGATCGAGCTTTGGAACGGGTCTGGTTACAAGGCCTACTCCGGCGATCCTGACGCCTCTCGTGGTGACAAGTCCGCAAGGGCAGTTCTCCTTGACGAGATGGCCTTCATTGAGGACCAGAGAAAGGTCAAACGCGCCTTCGGTGCGTTCCTGAGCCTCGGTAAAGGCCGGAAGATGGTGCAGGTCTCGACGCCGAATGTCAAAAACGACCTGTTCATGACGACCCACAAGCGGGGAACCCCGAGTGGGTACGACGAAGAAGGCCAGCGGGTCGGTGTAATCTCGATTCTACAGCCGTCGTTCTACAACGCCGACGAGATCGACATTAACAGGCCCCTCTACGATCAGGAAGTTCAGCCGGTTCGACCGGACATGAACATCGAAATGATCGAGGACGAGCGGGCTTCTGACCCTCTCGGCTTCGGTCAGGAGTACCTGTGCCGCCCAATCGTTGACGAATACCGATTCTTCTCCGAAAAGGCGATCATTCGGGCGATGGAACGCGGTGAGAAGGTAAATACGGGATTAGGTATCCCACCAGCCGACTTCCGCGTGATCGGCGTCGATATCGGGATCTCGAAAGACGATACCGCCGTTCAGGTGTTCGATCACGTCGGTTCTCGGCGTGTCAACCGCCACATGGAGATCATCACCGACGATCTCCTCGCCCAGCACGGTTTTGCGACTCCAGATCGGGGTAATGCCCGACAGGTGGCGACTCGGATTGCGTATCTGTTCGATCAGTTAGACGCAGACCTCGTCGTTCTCGACAAGACCGGGCCGGGAGAGACGTTCGACATTCAGATAACCGAAAAGTTGGGACGAGCTGTTCTCGGCTTCAACTTCTCGGACAAGCGGCGCGTCGAGGAGATGATGGGGGACTTCAACAATGCACTTCGCAATGACCAAGTCTCTTTGATTCCCGACGACCGCTTCCGCGACGAACTCGAATCCGTCGTGAAAATCAAGAAAGAGGACTGGTCGGTTCCCAAATTCTCTGGCAAAGACAACAGCGAGACCGGAAAGGACGATATGGCGATGGCCGCAGTCCTCGCCGCGTTCCCACCGGGCTACTCTGTTCAGCCAGCGAGAGAGGCCGACCAGCGAACCGTAGAAGATGACTTCTACGAAATGGGGTCTGTCGAGTCCCCAATGAAGCAGGACGTTGCGAGAGAGGCCGTTCACACTGGTTCGTTTGATACGGCCACGATAAATAGGGGCGGCGGGGGCTACAGTTCCCGGCGCTCTTACACAGGAAGATACAGACGATAATCTACTCTAATTACTGATGGGAAACGTACAAAACGAAATACTCCGCCGAGCGGCGGCTGGCGAACTCGATGGCATTAGCCGCGAGCAGGCCACCTTCGCTCTCGATGCCCCAAAGGCTGTAATCAAACAGCGACAGGGGTCTGGGAGCGAGCCACGGCCCTCAGAGCCGCCTGCTGGCAAGATTCGTGAAAACCGCCTCGTTGCGGACACCGATCCCCACATCAAAGAGGGGGTTGAGACTTTCGTTGATTATCTCATCGGGTCGGGCTGGAACATCGAGCCGTTCAACGTGATCGGCGTTGATGAAGAGCAGACCGACGAGGATTCAGAGGTCTCGGATCTCCGGCTCCTCTTTGCCATGTCTCCGACATGGGAGGACTCCTATGATATGTGGGTGAAACACGCCCTCGTTGATGGAACTTCGTTCATGGAACTCGTTGTCGAAAACGACGTGTTCCGCCCGAAGGTTCTGCCGACCGATCTGGTCTCTATTCAGACCGACGAGTTCGGCAAGACCACCGGATACATTCTGGAGACAGAAGACGGCGATGAAATCGAATTTGAGCCGTATGATCTCGCGGTCCTCCGGTTCCACAGACACCCCGGCGAGGACTTTGGACGTTCTCTGATCGAGGCGTGTGAAGAGCAGGCCGATATGCTCCGTGACATGGAGATCGACATGGCCCGCTTCATTGCGACAAAGGCCTATCCGCCGATTCTGTGGCAACTCGGAAGCGACGAACGTCCGTGGTCTCAAGATCAGATCAGTAATTGGCTGAACACGATCTCCGACATTGAGCCTGAATCAATGCTCGCAGTCGGCCACGACGTTGAACACACCGTCGTCGGCGTCACCAGCACGTCTTCGGACTCTGGTGCAATGCGCCTTGACGGGACATTCCAACATCTCCTAAAACGCATCTACACCGCACTCGGTCTGCCTGCGTTCCTTGGCAATATCGACTCCGAGGGAGGCCGGAACGAGGCCGTGGCGATGATGCCCAAGTTCGACCGCCGCATCCAGAGATATCGGTCGAAGATCCGTGACGCAGTCCGTCACCAAATCTTCATCTCGATCCTTGCTGGTGACAGCGAGCCGGGCGAAGCAGGAATCCTGCCCCCCGAGTTCGAGTTCGGTCAGCACTCTTCTGAGGAAGAGCGACTGGACGCGGACATGGCGATCAAACTGGTCAACAATGGTTTACTCTCTCGTGAAGCCGCCGCCAAACGAGTCGGTATCGACCCAGAAACGGAGATGCCCAAAGACGCGGATCTGGACGAACAGATCGACATTATTCAGCAACTCGCTGGTAAGGGCGATCAGGTCCAGAACCCCGACGGCGGGCGTCCGACTGACACTGGCGGTGGTACTCGATCAAGCGGCGAAGAAGTCAAAACTCGGCAGAATCCAGAACGTGACTCTTCCGGCGGGAACTCCCGCTCTAAGGAGGACATATCGAACGAATGATCCCACATGGATGACAGCGAGCGCGATGAAATTCTCTATCGTCTCGATGAACGCACAGAAAGGATCGACGGGCGCTTAGAGCGGGTCGATGAACGGGTCCACGAGCAGGACGAAGTAATCAAAGACGTTCACGCAAAGGTGGGCGATGATCTACTGAGTCTCGATCAGCGAGTTACCCGAAACACGACCATCCTGAGCGCGATCACCTTGGGCCTCTCTACGTTTGTTGCGGCCATAGTTACCAAATTTCATTCACTATTCCCATAATGAGTACAGTACAAGACACCCCACAGGCCGACAGCGACGGGTACGGCTGGAATATCCAGTTCAGTGCCCCGTCTGTCATCGTCAGCGATGAAGACGACTTCAACGAATACGGTGTCAGAGAACACGACGACGGCTCTATCGACGTTATATTCGCCGCAATGGAGCCGGGAAAACGGAAAGGAATCCGTGTTACCGAGTCGTTCCTGCATCGGGTAGCCTCACACCAGTACGGTGGGCGGCTCCCCCTCCAGTTTGACCATTCTCAATCCCAGCGGGCTAACGTCGGCTGGATCGAGCCGGAGAACATCAAGTTCAGCGACGGATTCCTTCGTGTCATGGCCCACATCCCGAATACGGGGTCGGCCATCCGAACAGACACCATTGCGGACTTCACTCACGACCCGCCCGCGATCTCGGACGGCTCGGTTGGGTTCGACTTCAGTTCCATCAAGGTGGAACGGTCGAACGATCCCGACGTTGCCCCCGAGTTCAAAGACGCTCGGCTTCAGGAATTTTCTCTGACGCCGTTCCCTGCTGGCTACGACAACGGCGGCTTGTCACCGCAGTTCAGCCAATCTGTAGAGAGCTTTATGACCCCCGCCAAGGCGGAATGGGGAGAGAGTTGTCTGCTTACCCGACCATACCGGATTGACTAAATATTCTCTATCTATCATGCACGAGTTCAGCCTGACCAAAGAAATCGAGGACATGGACGAGGGGGAGCTTCGCTCTACTCTCGACCAGTTCATGGAAAAGCACGCAGAAAATGTTACGGCCTACGACGATCTCGAATCCCAGATCGAATCGTACAGCGAGTCGGTCGAAGCCCTTGAGGGCGATCTGGAGACGGCCCAGACCTATTTCGCTGACAAAGCCGCCGAATACACTCATCTCGAATCTGGTGTCATTGTCGAGCGTTTCTCGCTCGCAGAGACCATCGAGATGGCTGGAGAGGCCGAAGAGGCCCAGTTCAGCGAACCGGAGGCCGACGAGGCCGACGAGGCAACCGAGGAGAGCCGCTTCTCGGAGCGCCCAGAAAAGGGCCGCCTTCCATCCGAAGACGGGAAGAGCCAATTCTCGAAAGAAGCCGAGGCGGACGTTTCCCGCATTCTCGGCCTGTAAGCAGTCTTCTATAATTTCTATCTAACTCATGGTTCACGCACGTATTGCTACTGGTGCAGAACAGCCTATCAACCGCGACGGTGGTCTTGCACAGGCCGTCGTTCAAGAGGGCGACCTCGTTGGCCTCGATGCTAACGGCGACGTTGTCAAGGCCGACGCAGACTCCGCAACCGCGATCAGCGCGGTCGGTATCTCCGCCGCGCCCACCGACGACCTCGCAAATTATTCAGGTTCGCCTGACACGGTTCGCTCGATCATCGAGAGCGAGCGCGTTCTAATCGGACGCGACCGTGTTGCGTTCATCAACCACGGTGTCATCGTGGAGAACGCCGACGAGGACTGGGACTTCACTCCCGGTGAGCCGGTCCTCCTCGCCGCTGGCGGCGGCTACACACAGGACGAACCCGCAGGCGCATCGGGCGATCTCCGGCAGGTCGTCGGTGTGGCTATCGAGGACGGCAACGCGCTGTTCCTGAACGTCAATTACGACTACGTGGTGGCCTAACTCGGCTACTCCGTAGTCTCGCAATCTTCTATCAATTTTAAGGTATTCTAAAATGGCTAACCCTTCCCGACAACGACAACTCACTACTAAGGACGACATTCCTCTCAGCGATCTTCTCGACTACGGCATGGAACTCATCGAGACCTACCGCGAGGCCCCTCGATCATTCCTTTCCAACTTCACTCAGGAGGTCTCCAGCCGCACGTTCATGACCCGCACAGGGGACATGACGTGGAAAGAGGCCGCCGAGATGGAACACGCTCGCACTGGTACGCTGACCAGCGAGCAGATGGCCTTCTCGGTCAAGACCTACGAACGGTCGCTCGGCTACTCCCGTGACTTCATCGAAGACAACCCCAGCGAGATCCTTCGCGCCGAAATGCAGGAACTCATCAAGGGCGCAGACACCAAGGAGTTCGAGGTTCTGTTCGAGGTGCTGAAGAACGGCATCGCAGACGGCACGCCGCTGTGGTACACGCCACAGCCTTACGCGGGCCAGTCGTTCAGCGACACCCACAACCACACGTTCGCAACCACGCAGGCTCTCTTCGAGGCTGACGGCGACACCGACACGGACGCCCACACGGTTGCAGAACACGTCCGCGAGGCCAACAAGAACCTCCGCGAACACGGTCTCCGCCCAGCGGTCGCCCTCGTCTCCCACGAGGTCGCTGGCGCAATGGTGAGTGAACGCACCGATGGTATGAACTACCAGATCCCCGAGGCCGAGGGGCTTCGTGAGGGTGCGCTCCCCGAGAACACGCTCGTTGAAGACGGAGTCCGCTTCGTACAGACCGCGTGGATCAACGGCGACGAGGAGATGGACGTTTACGTTCTCCCCAACGACCAGCCGATCAAGACGAACTACGTCCGAGCCGTCGAGCTTACCGACAACACGGGCGCACCAATCGGTGGCGCTGGTGGCTCGTTCGGTGACCCTGCGGCTCTCCTCGGCGCATACGGTTCGATGCGTATGGGCGCAAAGATGGCCGACCCGCTCGCTGGTGTCAAATTCACCATCGACAACCTCGCCTGATCTCGGAGTGAGTGATGGCCGTCGATGACGAGACCTTAGCGGCAGAAGTTCGTGTTCTCACGGACTACGATACAGGACTCATCGCTGACGGCGACTTACTTTCTCTTATCGAGTTGGCAAAAACGGAACTCCGATCCGAAGTTGAAGATCCTACTCTCGACTTCTTTTCGGGTAACCTCAACGCCGAACGGGCGCTTTTCTGGTGTACGTGCCTTTTTGTAAAGGTAAAAGCCGGAGAGATCGACGCTCCGAACTTCTCGGTTTCTGAACTGAAAGTCAGCCATCAGCCGATGGACGACCAAAGCGGGTTCTGGCTACAAAGCCTCACCCGCCGACTCGATGCGTTACGCGGTTCGAGCCTCATGGGCCACGTCAAGGTCACGAGGAATGATCGAACCTACCGATTCGAGAACTAATGATATTACCGGCACAACAGCGGCAAGCTCGGCTCGTGATCCACCGGGTCGGCGTTTCCTGTACGATCAAGGAACCCGATCCTGTTACACGGAACGCCTACGGGAAGCTCGAAGAACCCAATGGCTGGAGTGCGGTCTCCGAAGAGCGAGTCGTTCGGACGTATACCCGGAGTGACCGGCCCGATCAGGCGCGGCACTCCGGGGGTCGGTATCGAACCGAGTCCCCGACGCTCACGTTTCGGGATGATTCGGTCGTAGAAGAGGGCTTCCGAGTAGAGTTCCCTGACGGGAAAATCTACGAGGTGGATGCCATTACGGCATATCCCAGCCATCTGGAGACCTCGACTACCGTAATAAACTGATTCCTTCCTAAATGGGCAAGATAGGCTTTAAAGTAGACGTTGACGATAACGGCGTCCCGAAAAAGATCCGCAAAGCGATAGAACGCGGGTCTCGTCGGGCCGCCAAACGTCTCGCCAAACAGCTCCGAGAGGAAGCCCAAGAACGCATTATCCGCAAGGATTCTGCGGACAATTACGGTATCTGGGAAGGCGATCTCGTCGGCGGCTTCAAAGTAGAATCCGACAAGGATACTGCTCGGGTCTGGAACGACGACGAGGCCGCGTGGCCGATGGAAGAGGGTGTTTCGCCCGGAGCCTTCGGCGCTCGTGGTCCGCCACTCGGGAAACTGCTCCCGTGGGTTCGTGAACACTTCCCGACCACGACGGAATTTGACCCGTGGGAGATCGGCGGCGGCGAGAACTTCGTCGTCCCCGGAGACTCCGACGGCGACGGCTCCCACACGGGGGCCACATCCGGCACAGGCAAGCGTTTCAGTCTCCCTCAAGGGGATCAGACGCAGTCGAGTGCCGAAGCGATCTCGGGCGGTTCTGGCGGCTCTGGTGGAGTCACAAAGAAGACCGTTGACGACCTCAGACCGGGCGATTCGTTCTACGTCAAAGAGAACCGGCTCTGGCAGTACGGCGAGTTCTCGGAACTGACCGACGACGGCTTCATTGTAGACACCGACGGCGTTCGCCGAATCCAAAACAGGTTCGAGGGAATCGCCCCCAGCGGCCTCGATCCCGACGACCCCGACCTCACCGATCTCTCGGAAGGAGATACGCTCTTCTGGAAGTTCGATGGCGAGACCTTCGATGGCGTCGTTACCGATACGCTTCCCGGCGAGGAGTACATCGAGGTTGACTACGAGGGCCTTCCGAACTACGTTCAGCCCGAACTGGTGATCGACTGGGAGGCCAAGACGCTTCCCGACTTCATCGAGAACTCGTGGTTCCTGATTGATGAAGACACCCCGTTCGACATTCGGCAAACGTTCTACGGCCAGCGAGTGGCCGTTTGGGACGTTAACCACGCCGAGTATCGAGAGGCAGTCGTTGACGACTTCAAGTATGATCGAATCCACGTCGAGTTCCCCGATGGCGGCGCTGGATGGATCTATGCCAATCAGAATCGGAATAACCGGCTCGTTGCCGGTGAGCCGTGGAGTGGTCTGAGTCGGATAGACCAGATGCAGTCCATCGAGGACTACTGGGATGCTCGGATCGTTACCCGGTCTTCTCTGTCCGCTGATCGGATGGACTGGGCTAAGGACTACTACTTCAACGAAATGTTTGCTCGGTCAAAGAACACCGAGACCATCAAGAACACGATGTTGATGCTTCGGGAAGTAAACCCGGTGAAAAACGCGATCACCCTTCGGGGCATCCGAATGGGATCTATCGTCCCGAAAGACAACGGTCACTGGGATCTGAACCTTCTGACCGACGCTGACCAGACGACGATCCACAACCGGCTGGACAACCCCAAGCCCTACGAAGACACCCTCTCCCACGAGTTCGCCCACGCCGTGTTCCACTCCCACGAATACGACATGGGACAACAGGCATACTCTGCTGGAACCGAGACGAACCTCGGCAGTCCAAAGCCCGTTGAATACAAAGTCATCGAAGACTACGACTTCGACCGAGGCGGCCTACAGCAGACTCCTAATGCCAACGTTCGACACGCCGCCCAGATGGTTTTTGGCGATGCTTCATCGGGGAGCCGGGGCGCACCAATCGGGTTCTCCCGATGGAAAACCCACGACTACGATATTGTCAACGGCGAGTCGAGTACGTTCCCCGGCTGGGAGTCCAACTCGCAAGGAACACTCGACCGACTGGTTGAGAACGTAAACCGGGCGTGGTGGAAACAGACGATCTGGGCGCAGAAGAGATATCAGGAAACCCACATTCGGATTCGTGAAAACAATCTTCGGTTCACTGAGCGGGCCTATGCGGTCAAATATGCCCACGAGACGATCTCGACTATCACCCAGTTGCTCATGACGAAAGATCCGACCAACTCGAACTACGAGTTAGAAGACCGCTTACGGAAGCTCGATGAACACTATCCGTGGCTTCTCGAAGAGTGGCTGGAGTTCTGGGAACCGATCCCCGAAGCGGCTAACATACTCGAAGAACTTGGTTACACCGTATGACGTGGAAACTCTACCTATACGACGCCGACGAAAACGAGGTTGGCTGGGCCACTGTCGATCCCCACGACTACTGGGTTGACCCCGAGCTTCCCGACGCCGATCCGGTGAGCGCCAACCTGAGAATGCTTGGGCTGAATGATTCAGTCCGATCTCCTCAAGGGTGGGTTTCCGAAGACGGCGCTTCATATCCGGTCATGGAGACAGTCATTGAAGAAGACAACACCCCACACCGCGACCGGCTCGAACAGTGTGCCGCCGACCTTCAACACGAAGGCTGGGTGGCCGCTTACGAATTGTCCGACGAATAACACCCCTTCTGCCGTCTAAATGGTTGATCTCGACAAGTGGCATCCCAACCACGTCTACCTCGCGTTCTGGCTACAGGACAAAATCAAGCGAGAAGGACTTGAGGGAATCCACTACATGGAAAACACCCAGCGTTGGGCCGAGCGCAATGCAGACGACGAAACGGCGGATTCTATCTCTAAAGAACTACGACGACTGTGAACGAACAAGAAGTTACCCAGCAGTTTCTAACCCATCTGAATGATGCGCTTCCCTCCGGTGTGAGTGCGCGGACGGATGGCGGAGACGAGGAAAGTACCCCGCCGTATGTGATTCTGCGTTGGCGTGCTTCTCGAATCCCAGACGAAAACGGCGCGAACCCGTTTGCTGATTATACCCGCGATCTCGACGGTAACGCAACCGGACGAGAGTTCCATCAGTATTTCGAGTACGTCGCTGACTGTGTTGTTCGATCCTACGACGAAGACGAGCGCGACTCTCTTCTCGACGCAATCGACAGCGCGTTCCTTCCCTACGAATACGACTCGGCGATGTTCCATGCCGATACGGGCGAATGGCGGATCGGTGGGGCCGAACCCCGAGCCAACCCCGTTGTCGAGCCGGACTGGTACGAGGGCGGGAAGGTCATTCGGTTCAAGTACCTCAAGCGGGTGACGCAGGCGGCTGACACGCTGACTTCTACTCAGCAAAACATCGACGCGCAGTAAGCCCTCTTCTGGGTTCGCTTCGCACCTAACAGATTTCTCTCTATTCTAACATGGTTACAATTGGAAACACTACCCTGCCCGGAGTCCAAACTTCGGTTGACTCGGCTACCAGCACCGGCATCAACGTTGGTGCGTCGGTCCAGATCGGTCTGGTCGGACAGGCTGACTTTTCGAGCGGCACTGCTCAAGCAAATACTCTCTATGAGATCCGAACTCCGGTTAAAGCCCGCGAGGTTTTCGGGTCTGGGTCTCCCCTCGCGGAGAACGTAGTCAACGCACTCACCGAGGGTGCATATCCGGTCTACGCTGTCGCCGCAGAAGGAACGGAGGTCGTTGACGAAGACGTGTCCGCAGAGACCGGCACGCTCGCTAACGTCCCCGTCTCGGAGATCACCAGCGAAGTTACCTTCGCCGTTGATGCGTCCGCACAGGAGACTGTTCGGGTCTTGGCCGATCCGTCTACGGTCTCTCTCGATGCCGACCAGACGGCATACAACCCGGTTACCGGCGAGTATGTCCACGGAGCGACCCCTTCGACCGGGGAAGCGACGTACACCCACTACGACTACTCCTCGGCAATCGACGTTCTCGAAGCAGAACGAGCTGATATCCTCGACTTTGTCGGCGTTCTTGTTGAGGAAACCGTGGCCGTCGAGGCCGCACACGATGCCGTTGTCCGAATGGTCGATAACTACGACTTCGCCGTTGTGGTCGCTGGTGCGGCCTCGTACATCGGGGACAAGTCGGCCTACGTCAACCCATTCGACTCGTCTCGTATCCAGTTGCTCTACCCGAGCCGGAACGACGACGGAGAGAGCATCGTTGGCTCGTACCTCGGTCTTCGGGCCGCTCTTGGCATCAACAACAGCCCGATGTTCAAGCGCCTCCAGACGCAGACCAGCCTCGCAGAAACACTCTCGAAGTCGGATAAAGAGTCCCTGCTCGTCCACAAGGTCGTCCCCGTTGCGAACGACCGCCGTGGCGGTCGGATCGTTGAAGACCTGACCACCGTCACCGAGTCGAACCTCGAAGAAGACGCCATGCGGCAGGTGCTTCACCGGCTCGTTATCGACTACGTGACCGAGATCACCAACGAGGTCTCGGAAAACTACATCGGGGAGCTTCACACCCAATCGGCACGGAACTCGCTTCGCTCTAACATCGTTGCTCGGCTTGGCAGTCTGATGGACCTCAACGCGATCACCTCCTTCGTCGTCACTGTCGAGGAAGTTGACGCCATGACGGCGTCGGTTGACGTGGGCATTGAGACGATCAAGCCGCTCCGCAACATCCTCGCGTCGGTCACCGCCGGAAAGGTCGAATAAGACCCCTACGGCTCCGTTCGCGTTCTAATCTAATCTTTAATTCTCTAACATGGTTTCTCGCAAAGAAAGCGCCGCTGACATTGTTGTGTCGGTCGGTGAAGACTTCCCAGAAGTTGTTGTCGAATCGCTCTCGGTTACCAAAAACGTCGATGTGGACACGATCTATGGATCGGGCCAGACACTCCCTGATGGATACGCCATCAACCGGGTGTCGTATGAAGGTTCCATGTCCTGCAAGGGCAACCGACAGGACTTGGATCAGGCATTCTTCGATGATAACGGCATCCCCAAGGTTCTCGGTGCTATCACCGTCACTCACCTCGACGGCGGGGACACTGCCTTCTACGATATTATCGTGACCAGCGAAGGTTACGAGGTCAACTCCGGTGAAACGGTCGAGACTTCCTACGAGTTCCTTGCCATGAGCAAGTCCATCGAAGGCAACAAAGACACCGACCCGACGCAGTAGAACCGCCCCCAGAACACCCCTTTATATTCATCTAATTACCTATGAGCGAATCTGACAAACCCCAGTCGAAACTATTTGAAATGTGCGTTCGCGGCGACCGATACCGCGAGGACTACGAGTTCGAGATGCTTGGCGAGACCGTCACGGCCTCGCTCAAGCCCATGAAGGACGACAAGTTCCTTCCCATCGCGGCATTCCTGAAAGCCCACCTCGACATGGACGAAGAGGACGCAATCGACGCCGTCGAGGCGGCCAAAGAAGAGGCCGAAGAGGCCGGTGAAGACTCCATCGACATTTCCAAGATGGACACCGAGTTCGTCGTCGCCATGCAGAAGGCCGCGATCAACTCGCTGGTCGGCTCCTACGACGACGAGGGCAACTTCTACGATCACGACGAGGAAGAGGCCACCAAGATGATCGGCATGATGGTCGGCGGCTACTCGGTCGAACTCGGCGGCAAGTCTCTCGAAATCGCAGGAGACGTTCGAGACGCCACAAAATTTCGTGGAAGCCGGGGCGGCCAGCGGCGTGCTGGCGCTGAGTAGCGAAGCAGGAATCCCACTGGCCCCGACGCAGGCCGATCTGACTCCGTTCCAGCGTATGGTTCTCCTCAAAGAGCTACAGCGCCAGCAGGAGGAAGCAGACGCCCAGCCCGGAGTCGGATCTCACGGCGCGGTCAACGCGATGAAAGCCCCCCAC